TGTTTTTCTCCGAAGTTCCACAATGTTTTTCTAAATTTATTTATAAATTGCTACCTCTCCAAGTGGGGAAACATGACGCAAACTCTACCAATCAGGATAAATATCCATTTTTTCTATTTTCTTTCTTGATTTAGAAACTCTTTTTATAAAACATTTTTTGCATTCATAAGCATAAGCTGATGGTACACTACCCCTATCTTTTCTAGTTTTGTAAAAATCATTTATCAATTCTTTTGTCTCACCACAAATCTTACATTTCCTTTGTTTAAAAAGTAAATGTTCTAATTCAAACTGATCCTCTATATTCACTCTTCTATTTCAAAGAACCATTTAATAGATTTAATATAATCAAATGTACAACCTATATCTTTATCACAGTTGACATCATACTTTCTGTCACATAAAAACTTTCTGAGGTCATAGACAGAATCAAATCTTCCCTGATGTCTTTCCTGTTCGTCATAAAGATGATACT